GTTGGGAAACTGTTCCACTGGGCTTGACGCAAGTAATAGCAGTGCTATGAGGGATACCAAGACGGTCAGCCCACTCAGCGTTAGTAGAAACAGCCACATTTTTAAGATGCTCCAATGTATCAGACAGACCTTTGTTTTCTAAGGTCATCAGTTTGTTATCCATTATCCCTGTGAGTGACACACCGAGCAATCTTTCTGATCCTGTGTTTGTGTTCCACACCTTTCGCAAGTATGGAAAATGAACAAAGGTGGATTGAATAGTTCCCAGTACAGTTGCCAAACGGACTTTTCTTGTAAGGTCTTCGACACTGTCGTTAGCACGTATGACAACCTCTGTGAGATTGCAAAACTGATTCGGCCTAAGAATGATTTCTGAACAGGGGTTGGTTCCAAACTCATAGCAAGTCTCTCGTCTTCCATTTTTTGCTGCTTGTTTAATCGAAGCTTCTCTATTAAATATACCACGCTCTCCACTCCCACTTTCCATTAGGGCTGTCCACTCGCGCATAAATGACATGCTGTCAGGTTTCTCTGAGTACGCCACTGAGTTGTTAGCCAAGGCTCTATGCCCTGCGTTCTCCCACCAGTTACCTGACTTAGCGTGGCGCATACGGTCATCTGACAGGTTAGACAGGCTGATCATAGCACTACGTCTAACGCCCCCTACAACAACTACCTCACCAATCTTACACATAAGATCATGGCATTCAAGACTAGAGAGCCTACGCCCTTGTGCGCCTTTAAACGTAGTGACTGCAAAGTTAAACAGATCAACTAAAGGTGCAGGGCCACTAGCACGACCACCAAACGTTTTAAGCCTTGCCCCTGCAGGGCGAACTCTGCTAATATCCCACTTAGGAATTTCACCAGCCCATAGGAGTGCCAACACTTGTCTGAGACCTTTAGCCCAACCTTCCTTGCTATCCTTGATGACAACAGTAGTTTCGCTTTGGAAAAGAGTAGGAACATCAGGGAGTTTAGCAATGAACTGACGCTCAACACTGAAACCAACCCCCGTACCGCAAAGCAAGATGAACATAGCCTCATCGAAAGACTTAGGGTCATCTACGGGTAGGTAGCTACAATTGTACATACAGGTGTTGTCGCGTGATGCTGCCTTACCTGCTGTCATTAGTGACCTCATGCTAGGCATAACCTCAAGGCTAAGAATAGCGTCACGCATTTCATCTAAGTCAACAGGTTTTAGCCATGTCTTAGCTATGTTCTGTAGATAACGCTCTACAGTCTCACCCCATGTTTCACGGCGTCCTTCGCCTTCAAGCCAACGTGCATAGCGGCTGGTTGCAATGAAGGTCTGGTAGTCATTGGGTAGGTAATTGTTATTCATCTTTTACTCTCCTTGGGGAACGTGAAGATTTCTTTACGTCCTCTTTCTCCTATGTGTGCTTCCAGTATTACTTGAGCCTTGTGTAGCATAGCACAAGCTAACATAAGGGTTTCTTCTCTGGTATCACACATCATTATTTGTTGTTCTATTGGTTTAAGCAGTTCAACCATTCTGCTCTGTATCTTAGACAAGATCAGACAGGTCAGGCTTCCAGTAGTTTGACCCCTTTAACACTTTGCCATCAGGCCGCTTGATTGGCTTACCTTGTGGCCCTAGCTTAGACATATTGGATGCGTGTACTCTGCGTACAGCTTCATCTAAGTCCCACCCGTAGGTAGCTGCATAGCCATACGTAACGTACACCAAGTCAGCTAACTCTTTGAGTAACTCTAGTGGGCCATCTGCATCACGTACTTCACCATATTCCTCTTTGAGTAGCAGCCAACGCAACCCTTCTAGCTTTCTACTATAACCGTACTTCTCCCCAAGAGGGTGATCCATTGCTTTTGCAAAATCTTTTACCATATCAAGAGGCGTATAGTCTCTAAAATGATTAATCATATCTTCTCTGTCGTACTCAGCGAAGTCATCTATCTCTTGTTTCGTAATCATCCCTGATCCTTTACGTTTATGTTAGATATTTCTACATCATCTATATCATAGATAATACGAGACATCAAGTCTTTTATATCTTCTTCATAGTACATAGGGTGAGAAGACAATATGTTGTTTGACTTGTCAACTTGTAAGACAAAGGTAACACTGAACTTCTCAGTATTCATTGCGCTCAACCTCCTGTATCAATCTATCTAAGTACCAACGTGCTTTCTTCAAGTCCTCTACGCCATTCTTGTAAGGCCACCTCCACATATACTTGAATGAGTTCTGCCAACAGTATGCCTCATGGGGTGATACATCTGCACCCTCTGACATAGCTTTCATAGCATCTATACACTCAATGTTAGCTGTGTTGTAGTGGGGTGGCTTATCTACCATGTCTACCTCAAAGGGCATGATTGTTTCTTTCCATTTAGCCATACTAGCAGTTACCCTTAGTTTTAGTAAAAGCACTGAGTGTAAGTACATTACCCTCTGCTGTATAGGAAGACTGTGGCGTATCGTCACTAGGTACTTGATTGTCCTCTAGTAGACGCTCTACCTTCTCTTCTAGTGCAAACTTGAGGTCTTCATAGATTTCATCATCGTCATCATTAAGTAACTCAAACAAGCCAATCATAGCTAGACCTACACCCATAGCATCTGATAACTGATCGTCAGTCAATTCGTGATCGTCACTCTTGCAGATACAAGTACCAATACGCCCATTACCCATAGGCTTGATTAGTATTGCAATCTCATCATCGTCTAGTGAATACGGCATTAAGTCTTCCTTTTTGTTTTGAGTGGTATCTTAGTCTGTGTAACATACTTTCCCGGCTCTGTCAACCACCCTTGAGGTATTAGTCTATGTGAGTACAAGAAGTCGTTTTTTTCACACCAATCACAGTATCTACTCTTAGCACCCTTATATAGCTTTGCCCTAGCGTTACTGAATACAAAGCGTATGTCTAACTCAGGGTGCTGCCTCCTTACTTCCACATGCTTGCGTCTGTCCTCACTGTCAAAGATACCCTTGGTCTCAATAAAGATACCGTTGTCCAACTGAAAGTCAGGCGTGTAAGTACGATAACGTAAGTCCTCCCACTCTATTTTAAGTAACTCATACCTTACCTTTTTCTGGCACTCAGACAAAACAAGAGCAGTCTGTTTTTCAAGACCACTCCTGTACTTGGCTTTAAGGTGTAGCCTATTAGGTTTAGGCATCTGTCTTTAGCTTAGTGTAGTGTACCGTAGGCGGCGTTAGTTTGCCTTGGTAAGTCTTAGAAGGTAGCTCTTGATAGTCAGGCCAACAGGCTTTCTTGAATGAGCAGAAGCTACACTCTCTGCATAGCGTTCTGTTACCTGATTCTTTCTTGCGATAGGTCTCAGGAATGTCTGTGTACTGACGCTCAAGTGGCTCATCGTTATCTAGGTAGTCATACGTTTCACGCATCTTATCTAAGACAGCCTCAACGTCTACGTGCTTGGCTGAAACGTACTTGTGATGGCCGTTAGCCTTGTTGACTACCCACCATCCTCCAACCTTCTTACCTGCTGCTGTAGCGTAGCCTACAAGCTGTGCTACGTAGCCAAAAGGATCACTAGCCTGTAGTGTCTCAAGGTCAACAAACTTCTTAGTGTAGGAGTAATCAGATGCACTCTTAACATCGTCTACCCTGCCAGCCATCACTAAGTCATACTCACCCTTGATTGGGCGTCTACCTCCCCCTAAGTCTAACGACACGTACTCATTGTCTTGGAACTCTACACCAGCAGTGCGTAGGATACCTTTGAATACTGCCTCAACTATATCGCCTAGCATCATGTTCATCATAAACTGCTCTGGCATTGGCTCTTTTTCTTCTGGCATATTCTTTTCATGCCAGAGTTGACACTTAGCGCGTCCTATGTTGGACATTCTAAGCCTGAACTTATCCCGTGGCCCACCGTTGAATTGCTTGTTTAGTCCTGCCGATACGTCAGAAGCAACGTTCTCAATTATTGCTTCTGACATTTCTGCTTGGCCTAAAGTAGCATCACGCATGAGTATCTTAATGGGTAGTTCAGCAGCGTGTGCAAAGTCCATCCTAGAAAGGAATTTCTTCTACTTGCACGATAGCGTCAAGTGTAGCTGGGTCTATAGCCACATCAGGCTTACGTAAAGACTTCCACTTGCTAAGTACATACTCATTACCGTAGTCAATGTAGTCAACGAAAGCCTGTACTGTAGCGTGATCCTCTGGAACCATTTTAGCCTTAGTACCCAAGTTAGCAACCATAGTAGCGTACTTGTTACCTGTAGGCAGGGTCTCCTTATTGGCAGCAAGTGTTATCGTATGCTCAATAGGTAACAGCTTCTTAGATACAATGTCCTTAAGTACTGCATCCAAGGAACGCTTACTGTCAGCATTCTTTACGTCCATCGTAAAGTCAATCTCTGAGTCGTAACCTTTTACAGATACTCCATTCTCATCAGTAACTTTACCTAGCTTAACCTTGCCAAACAAAACCTTAGTGTTCTTAACGCTACGGATAACAGCTTTAGTGTCTTCATCAACAGCATCCCAATCCTTGATGTATGCACTAGGCCGACCAAGGTTGAACGTACCTTTGGTATCTTTAAGATCACCCTTGAGTACAGTAGCCATGACAGTCTTGTTCATAGCGTTGTTGTCACTATCCCATTGAGTCCACTGCTGACGCTGTGCAAACAAACGGATGGTAGCACTACGACTATATACAGTCGTACCCTCTGAGTCAGTAAGCTTGTAAGCACCCAAGGGTACTACTACCTTCTCTTCTAGCTCACCGTCTTCATCTACTTGCTCCTTCATGATGGGAGCCTGTACCTGTGCTAGTCGTGAAAGGTTAGGGCCACTGGAAGAACCCATAGACATATCAGCATCTGCACTGAAACCCATAGCTGCAGCAAGGTCTGCACTTGCCATTGTCGTAGATAACTCATTGCTCATTATATATCCTTTCTGAGCTTTATTTGAACCGCAGTTATATCATATCACATCTTTAGTGTCAAGCCAATTCGGTCCAATCTTGGCTTCTAAAAGTAGTGGTACGTTCATCTTTACGCCATAGTATTTATCAATGATATCATTAAGACAGTTGTTAACATCCTCAATGACATTTATTACCTCCTTTTGTTCATCAGGGTGTATGTCAATGACCGCTGAGTCATGGACACTATTAACTATGCAAGAGCGCATGTTCTTTAGTCTCTTGTCAATCTCAAGCAATACAACAGGTACAACATCACCAGTAGCAAACCCTTGGACAGGGTAATTCTTGATCCTAGTGAAGTTAGTAGGTGTATTGTTTTCCCTTCTAGTCGTGCCGGGAAATGCATACTGTCTACCTGATACATTGGTTATCTTTTGGAACCGTATAGCCTCATCACCTAGCTTCTTGTGCCACTTAGCTATACCTTTGTACTTGGCAATGAAGTGCGTGTAGTACGCAGCTTCTGCCTTAGTCCTGCCAAAGCCTGTCGCGCCAAACAGAGGGGCGAAGGTGTGTTCCTTGGCAGCTTGCCTAGCAGTAGGCTGACCTGCATCAGAGATAATCTGTGCAGTGTATGCGTGTACGTCAAACCCTGTGTTGATCTCTTCCATAGCGGTCTCGTCCTGTGACAAGAATGCAGCAGCCCTAAACTCTAGCTGTGCAAAGTCAGCTTCCATGATCTTGCCACCAGCCCAACGTGATATAAAGACACGCTTAACAGGGAACGTACCACCTCTAGGCATGTTCTGCATGTTAGGCTCACGCCCACTAAACCTACCAGTAGACGTAATGTGCTGCGTTAGTGACACGTGCAGTACATCGTCCTGTTTAGTGAAGGTGTCTATACCCTCAACAAAGCTAGACAGGTAGCTAGACACAGCGTTCAACCGCTTTAAGTCCTCAAGAAACTTAACAGCTACATCCATCTTGTTATCCATAGCTGTAGACCTCAGTATATCTAGTATATCCTTGCCAGTAGAAAAACCACTAGCACTAACCCAAGAAGCACTAGGTGGGAAAAACCCAAAGCCAGCCATCCTAGCTTGCTTCTTGAGTTGGTAGCCTCTTGCGTCACAGTCCTTACATTTGTTGGGTCTTGCATACTTACTGCCGTCTTTCTTTACTTTATACGTTTCTGCACTGCCCTCACAAGTCGGGCAAGTGAACGCCTCAGTACGATACAGAAGGTCACTGTTAGCATTAACGATCTCCTTTAAGTCAGATAGCTTCCTACAGTTATCAAACAAGTTAGGCCAATCATCCTTGGAGTGAGGCTTACGGCTAAAGATAACCTGAGACATTTGCTCTGGACTATTCAAGTTAACTGGGGTGTCACCCATGACCTCGCGCACCTGCATCTGTAGGCGAGACTGAATGGCTCCACGCTCATCCTCAAACTCCTTACGCACTGCATCCAAAGCCTTGCGGTCTACCTTCATACCGTCAGCTTTCATGCGTGTAAGAAGCTTGCATACCTCAAACGTAATGTCTCTCACGTTACCAAGGCTCTGAGACTCAGGTAGCATGAAGTCGGCACTCTGTGCATGAAACAGTGAAGCTGTAGTATTACAGTCAGCCTCAAGATAAAAGGTCAACTCTGACAATGGTATCTCATCAGTGTTGTAACCTTCCTTGAAGTAACGCTTAAGAGTGTCATCTTTTTGAAAGTCAAGGTTTCTACGGATAGCTGTGTTACCTAGAGACAAAGATATCTTTTTGACTACTCCTTTATCTGATATCTCTATGTTGTTTCCTCTGAGTAAAATACTCTCTGCAAGCATGGTATCCCATATAGCCCCGTCATACTTAAAGCCACACTCCCAAAGCCAAGCCAAGTCATGCTGTGCGTTGTGCATGATCAGCAGGGTAGTGTTATCCAGTATCTTTTGAATACGCTTAGACTCAACGCCTGTCTGGTCAACGTACTCTTTGTGTTGCAGATCAAACGTCAGAGCCTCAGTACCATCGTCAACGTCACGTACCCCTACGTTAACTAGAAAGTTACCCTCCTCCCAAGGGTCTAGTAGAAGCTTACCGTTACGCTTCTTTGTTGTGTTCTCAACGTCCAATACTATACGCATTGTGTTCCTTTCTTTAGGCTAGGTATTGTGACCTGCCCCCGTCTAACTCACAATGGACAACCCCATGCCATCCACCCTTTAGCTTGTTCTTAGCTACGTTAATGTGACGCTGCTTGTCTTCATCATCACCCTCAGTAACTTGGTTCTTAGCAATCAACAGCATCAAGTCTGCCTCTGCTGCCTTACCTGTCTTACTACCTTCCAGCATAGACTGATCAAGGTATACTTTATCTTGTGCATCAGCAGATAACTGACTCATCCATATAATAGCACAGTTATACTTCTTAGCTATGTTCCGAGCGTGAATAGCAGCAGCCTTAAGATATACGTCTGACTTGTCACTACTCTTTACAGCAAACTTATCACCCATGTCAAGTACAACTATGTCGGGCTTGCTGTGCTTAATGATGTTCTCTACCCAACCTAAGTCTTTACCTGTACTGTCAAACATGCTGATCTTCTCACGCACCTTCTTGTACCTAGCTGCAGCTAACGCATAGTTAGACTTGATCTCATCTGTATCCATACTGGCAGCAGCGCACAGGTAGCGTTCAGCTACACGTACATACTCTTCCTCGTTACACAACACCATACACTTAGCACCCTGCTCTGCAAAACCTTTAGGTGAAGCAATAGTAGACGCATGGAAGCTTGTCTTACCTGTGTTGGGCCTAGCACCCACAATGATAAAGTGTCCACTACTTATGCCTTCTATGCGCCCGGCGAGGCTAGGTATATTCCATTTCCATTGGGACTGCTGTAATCCTGCCTCAAGGATCGTATCAATATCAATGTCAGCCCACTCAACATTCATGTTAGGCATGAAGTTATCCTCATGCGCCTCTAGAACTTGGCGTAGTGGCTCAAGAGAGGTAAGCTTACCGTTAACGTAGTCGAACCCTAAGTTAGCTACCTGCTCCCCTACGTGCTGCCTAAACATCCTAGACAGTACATCAGAGGCTACGTCCATAGACATAGGAACCTCTTTGCGTAGCTTGGAGAACAGACCCTCATAAAGAACCTTGTTAGCTGTAGTCATGGTGCTGTACTCAGAGAAGAACAAAGCTTCTAACTCAGAGGTAGATATAGTGCGGTCATACTTATCCATAGCGTTGTCTAAGACACGCTTGATCTTACGTACATCTTTAGTGAACAACTTGTCAGGGCATTTGATACCCTTGTGATCTTCATAGAACGCCTGATCGTGTAGGGTTCTAATTAGAGATAGCTCCATCATCCGTATAGTCCTCTCAATGCTTTCCAAGACAAAGGAAATAGCTTATGCATACTGTTGCATATCTCATTAGCTACTAGCCTAGTCTCAAGTTGTGTATCTTCCTTGCACCGTAGGTTGCACATATCTGCAAGGGCGTCAAGACTACCTGACCAATACCATTCTGTCATGGTGCTTTGTGGCAACACCATACGTGCTTGCTCTGGACACACTCCTT